CTTACACGTACACCATAACCCGGATCCTGGACATCGAGGAAACTGAAGACGGCTCCCTGCAGTCGCTGAAGATCATGCTCGATAATAGCGATAAGATGTTCAACGAACTCAACCTGAAGGGATATAAAGGTGTGTTTTCCCTGGGAGCTGTCACCGGCTCCGGAGATGAATACTCAGCCTTTGCTCCTATGTGGGTAAAAGCTCAACGTTTCGATTCTGTTCCGGGTAAACTGGTATGCACTCTTTCATTGGAAGGCATCTGTAACCTCTTGGCCGATGATAAGGCCGATGAGAACTATCTACCGGATAACGACGATGAAAAAACGGTTAAGACACTAATAAACGAGATTATCGGAGCTGACATAGACTGCTTCGCCCATTGTCATTCTTATGACATTGTCTGGGACAGCGAAGATGATGTTATTGATGATTTCAAGCCAAAGGATAAATTTCGCATTTATCATGGCTATAACAGGCTCTCCGCGGTGAACCGCCTACTCGACTATACCAAGTGCGTAATGAGGGCACAGAATGACGGAAAAATCCACATTTTCAACCCGATTACCACCGGTACAGACTATGACTATACTTACAGCCTGGAAAGTGGACATACCTTCTTCTCCAAAGCATCCAGGGAACGACTGGTCATTCCAAACTATATCAGGACAAATTCTGAGGATGACGACGACCCGCAATATGAAGGTATTGCTACTGATGCTGAGTCACATGACAGGATGCCTAAGCGTGAGTTTTACAAGATGCACCTGGAGAGCGACGATCAGGCAGAAAAGATTGCTGAAGCAATGCTTGCTAAATTTCAGATGTGGTCTGAAGCAGGCTCGGCCGAAGTGCCGATGAATGTCGGGGCTGAGGTATTCGACTATGTGAAAGTGACCGATGAGCGCGAAGATGACTACAGGGTAGGCAATATCGGGCGGCTTACAAGACATTATACCGCCGGCAAGAATGTCTGGCGGATGACCTTCACTTTCGGTGACTGGCAAAACGTGCGGAAGGCACTGGCTAACCTTAATCTTAACAGTGATGACCTGGAGAATTACTTTGCCAGGCTCAGTGTAAAAGACCTGTATGCTGAGAATATAATGGCTGAGAACTGCGACTTTGTCTGGCTGGATCCGGACAATACTATAAACCTATCAAAGATAGGTGATAATCTCGATAACCTTCCTGATGGAGAGCAATTTGCCCGGGTAAAATCACTACATCTCGATGCTGGGCAAGTTAAGCTCGACGAACATATCTTGTATAAACCTGGCTATAACCCAAGCGGCAAATTTGACCTGGGAGACAATGATCTTGATGATATTCCAGAAGGAACTCTTTATCAGCGAGTGAAGAGTGCAGCACTTACACCCGACGGACTTGTTGTCCTGGACAACGTGGAAGCAGGCAAATATGGGCTGGTTAAAGCCACTGAGATCTCAGCAGGGAAGATTCTATTATCAAAGACTGTAAAGGACGGAGAGTGGTACAACGAAAGCGGACTTATCATGGATGCTACGGCTGGCATGGTACTCTACGGCGGGCCCGGGCTCATGGGGCTGAGGACTTACCCAACACTGGCTGATTATCTGGCTGATACGAATTTGCAGTGCTATGTAGGGACGGACGGTAAAATTTATGGTGGGGGAGGAACTGTCTGTCTTGATGAAACCGGAATAGTCATTCTAGGAACATCGTTCAGGCCAAAGAATGCCAGTGGAACTAAGACTGGATATATCTATATCGATGCGAGCGGCATACTTTGTTTGGGGGGTGATGCTTCTGCTAATACGACTTATTTTTTGGATGACGGCATATTATTCACGTCAAGTGCTGTTTTATATCCTGGAGGCAATAATTGTGGCTCTCTCGGTCACAGTTCATACCGATGGGCAAAGGGGTACATAAACAAAATTTATGTTCCTACCAGGTTAAAAATACCTGTAGGAACAGATTTGTTTGATACATAAAATGGCTGATTATTTCGACATAAAGAATATTGATATAGAAGCTCCTTGCGAATGGGGAGAGACAGCTTCAGTCGCTTGTGATATTAAGAATGAGGATTCTTATGATCACCTCATTTGGATAGTTGTCAGATGGCGAAGGTCCGGTTCGTCTGATTCCTGGAACACCATCTATGACGATACCGACATTATAGGTTCTGGCGATACTATTCATATCAACACTTCCCTGGTAATGCCAAATTATGATGTCGAAGTTGGATTTATCACCTATCATTACGATGGTGGCTGGGTACCTGATGATAACGAGCTGCAACACCAACCCTATCTGACAGAGCCTACTGTAACTACTCAAGCTGCTTCTGGCATAGGTAATAACTCAGCATATTTGAATGGATACACTCAGTACAAGCATGATTACATAGGGTTTAAGTGGAGAGTAAAGGGAACTGGTACCTGGACATATGACTGGAACAGCAATAGTGACAGTGGAGGAACAGGAGCCTGGTCTCACCCAACAACTGGATTACTCGGTTGTACCACATACGAGTTCTATGCCTATGCCACCAATGATGATGGTACCGGCAACGGCACTGTACGGGAGTTTACTACTACCGGTACAGGGCCGACAGTCTGGACTAAGAATGCTACCGGTATAGCAGACGTGGATGCTTACCTGGTAGGGCAGCTCTTGAATGACCAGGGCGGTATCGTAGACGAGTATGGTTTCGACTATGGACTTACGGACAGTTATGGCTATGAAGCTACTCAATCTGGCTCAGTGCCAGAAGGTATAGACTTCATGGAGCATATCACCAGCCTGAATGATGATACCACCTATCACTACAGGACTAAGGTACATACAGCCTGTGGCTGGGGTTATGGGCAAGATAAAACATTCAAAACCATGCCTTCAGCTCCTGTAATAGATCCTAAAGGTTATATCTGGATAGATGAGAATGATAACTGCATTCACTACATCAGTGCTACCGAAAAACACTATGTGCTTCAGGGCTGCACTGATGACGGTGATGTAAATGGGGAACCTGGCTACATATGGATAGAAGGTACATCTCTACACTATATAGATAATTTAGGGCATGAATGGCATGGATGGGGCAGTCTTGGAGCTGCGTCAGGAGCTAATCCCGGCTATCCATGGATAGAAGGGGAAGAGCTACATTATATAGATGCATTAGGCAATGAGAGGTATTTTGGATTATGAGCACGGTAGTTACATATATCCCTAAACCACAGGGTAGGATTACTACTTACCTTCAGATAGCATGGGCACTAAAGACGCCCGTTGTGCTCATGAATGATGTAACTTACTTCCCATGTATCTATGAGGATATTACCAGCTTTCTTGACAGTATGCCCAAACTGGAATACAAGCCTGACATAGCAGATTGTGACAACTTTGCATTTATCTTTAAGGGTATAGCCGATACCCAATATAACTCGATAGGCATAGTATTCGGCAAATTTAATAATAGCTTACATGCCTGGAACGTAGCGGTTACTAATCGTGGTGTGTATCAGATAGAGCCACAGAACAAGATGATATTTAAGAAGCACCTGGAGTACCGCCCGATGATAGTGCTGATATGAAGGAGAGAATATGGATATAGAGAAAGAATTAGCCGAAGCCAAACAGAAGCGCCAAGAGGCAGTCGATAAGGTCAATCAGCTGGACGCAGAAAAACAGGCATTAATCCAGGAAGCACTCAAGTTAGACGGCGAAGTACGAGTACTAGAAAGGCTAGCAAAGGGAGTAGACAATAGTTAGAATAGCGAATAAAGATTTAATCATATTTATAAGCTTTATTACATCGATTGTTTTTGGTTTACAACCTTTGTCCACCATCCTATTATTTCATTTTGAAAGTACCCACTTCTTAAATTCAAATATGCAAAAATACCAAAATTCACAAGTCCTATAATTATTTTATAGTTATCTATTACATCGGATGAAATAATTATCTCAATATCCTCTCAATTTTAAAGAGGAACCAATTCCATAGACTTCTTGTACTACCTCTTTTTCGGCCAATCCAAAAGCCTTTGACAACCCAGATATTACCTTAACGGTCGGCCTGTTTTCATTATCGTTTTCAAGTCGCGACAAAGACGGCCTTGAAATTCCTATCTTTTGAGCTAGTTCCTCCTGAGTTAGTTTAGCCTTAAACCTTTTTATTTTTATGTATTCTCCCCACTTCTCCATTTTGAACCCTCCACTTTTTTTGATGTTAAAAAAAATTAACACATCATTTACATAATGTCAAATCTAAACCTAGTCATAGCTGCAAATATATTGTTTGCTGGACTTGACAAATAGTTTGTAATAGTTTACAGTATATCCATGAAGTCAGTGATTGAGAGGGTAAAAGAACTTCAAGGGGATGCAAATGATGAGGATTTTGCAAAGATGTTGGGTACTTCACGGTCGTATTGGAATACGATTAAAAATGGGCAAAATACGATTGGACTTTCTATGCTAAGAACAATGACTATGACATTTGCATCAGACCAGAAACTGCAGAAAGAGGTAAATATTTTTTTATTCGGCGATGTTTATAATACAACCATTCGAGCTCGGGTAAGGCTAAAGAGATTCTTTAAGAGGAAATGAATGATGGACATTAAGTTAGCCTGTCATCCTGACCAAGTGGCAGGATTTTCACCTTCACCTCCTTTTGAGATAGGAGAGGGAGTATCGACCAACAGCTCCCTCTCCCTTCATGAGAAACCTCCAATTATAGGGGATATAAAAAGGGGGAGAGATTTTGGATTACAGGATAGTCACAAATGGATTTGGTTGCCCTGTGAATCATGTGGATTTACAAGATGGGTAAGAATGATTAATGGGAAACCACGTAATCGATTATGCCAAAACTGTGGCTCTAGAGGGCATCTGGCTGAACTTGGGAAAAAGAAAAATACGTGGTTTACATCTGAAAGAATGAAAGGGCAGCGATTGCCGTCAGAAACGAGAAGGAAGGTTAGCCAACGATTAAAAGGAAGACACCTTTCAATAGAACATAGGCAACATCTGCGTGAAGCAAATTTAGGTAAAAAACTTTCAACTGAAACAATAGAAAAAATGAAATTAAGAGATAGACCCAAAAAAGAAAGAATAGTAAAAGGATGTGGATATATAGGTATCTATTGCCCAAATCATCCTTCTGCTGACAAATATGGGCGAGCATTAGAGCATCGAGTGGTAATGGAAAGGGAAATGGGTCGTTATCTAACTCCAGAAGAAGTTGTCCATCATATCAATGAAGATAAAACGGACAATCGTATAGAGAACCTTCAACTATTTGCTAACACCAACCTGCATACCCAATTTCATATGAGAAACAAATAAACATGAATAAAACAAAATCAGAATGCGGAAAGCTGGGAGGGAAAAGAACCCTTCAATTATACGGAAGGGAGTTCTATTCATACATGGGTCGTCTAGGTGGTAGGCCTAAAGCACTTACATTGAACGATGTTTTACGCGAGCAACAGGCTCTTGAAGCTCAACAAAATAACGATAGAGGAGGAATGGATACCCCGAGCTATCAGACAAAAAGTTTAAGAGAGCTTAAGAGACTGTGGCGAAGCCGCCAGGTCGAGCGGAGCGTATGCAAATAATAAAAACAGGGCTTGCTGATGCTGTCAGGCTGAGCAAGCCCTACCAGGAGGTGAAGATTGAATCACAAGTTAATTATACGGCTAACAGGCAAGTGTTCACAAGTGGTTAAGTATCTCAGCTTGTTAGCTGAACAAAGGGGCAATGTCCGGGTAGTCGATTTAGTCAAGTAAAGGAATGAAGGAGGGAATGATGAAACTACAGATAGCTTGTTTTCCTGATAACGAACCATATTTTGAGAGGGAAAATGTTAATACAGTTTTGATAGGCGAAGGGGTAAACGTTGAATTTATCCGAAGTAGCGATAGCTCGCTGTTCATCTCATTACGTGAACGGTGTGAGATTGAGGAAAGTGGGGGTAGCTACTGGATAGAAAACAAGATAGCTGCCACCGTAGGAGTGACATCATAATGGCTACTAGCGTACAGGTTAAAACAAAACTATTCCCGACCGATGCTTTATTCTGGCTGCTACTCAAGCAAGAACGGTTCATGGTTGAGTCTTACAGAATGGCCGGTGGTATCTGGCAGGAGTCCGCGAAAGAAAACCTGATTCCCATTCTGCGGGACCTGCGCAAGTTACATCTGGCTGTCTATAAAGATGCTTATCTGAAGGGTTATGCCAGGATAAAGATCGAAGACGGGTGCCTAACTGAAATGACCCAGGATTTGAATACACTGCTTGAGGAAAACGGAAAGCAGGGGAAGGATATCTGGCTGCTGTGGAGGTTCTTATATGACGATGATGAGTTTGAGATAGTAGCAGGCCGGATAATTGAGGAATATATCAATTAAGGAGGTTATTGATCATGGCAAGTATAGTACAGGAAAAGAAGTTACCAAGTTTAGGGGATGATACTGAAAAAACAGCAGGCATGAAACTGCTGAAACTATCTCTTCGCAACTTCAAGGGAATCGGATCATTCGAGTTCGAGCCAAACGGAAAGAGCGCCACTATCTACGGCGATAATGCTACCGGTAAGACTACACTGGTTGATGGCTGGCTATGGCTGCTGTTTGGCAAAGACAGCCAGAATAAGACCGATTTTGAGATTAAGATGCTCGGACCTGACGGGCAGCCTCAGCACGGATTAGAGCATGAAGTCGAAGGAGTGCTGGACGTAAACGGAAAAGAGATAACGCTGAAGAAAGTCTATTCTGAGAACTGGACGAAAAAGCGCGGATCCGCTTCAAAGGAATTCACAGGGCACAGCACAGACTATTATCTCGACGGAGTGCCGGTTAAGAAAAACGAATTTGAGGCGAAGATTGCCTCTATCCTGGATGAGGATGCTTTCAAGCTGCTGACCAATCCTCGGCACTTCAACGAAGTTCTGCACTGGCAGGATCGCCGGAAGGTATTACTGGAAGTGTGCGGCGATGTTAGAGACGATGATGTAATTGCCAGTGATGAAACGCTGGCTACTCTTCCTGGGATACTCAACGGACGAACTCTTGAAGATCACCGGAAGGTCCTCGCAGCAAAGCGTACTGAGATCAATAAAGAGCTTAGCCTGGTACCGGTCCGGATCGATGAGACGCAGCGGGGCTTATCTGAAGAAGTGGGGAAAGTTGCCGAGGTACAGGCGTCCCTCACTGAATTGAACCAAATTAGAAAACAGAAAAGCCAGGAGCTCGCCAATATTGAAGCCGGTGGAGGAATAGCAGAAAAGACCAAGGCGTTACGAGAAGTTGAGGCTGAACAGGTCAAAATTCAGAAAGAACATTGGGTGAAATCAGCCGATGAAACGAAAACAGCCAAGGTAAAACTGCGCAAGCTGGAAGACCAGGCTGGGGGGCTTGACTCTGCCATAACAAATCTTCAGCGCCTTATTTCCAACAACCAGGAAGCCATCACTCTAAACGAGAAGAAGCTCGTTGGCCTAAGAGAGACCTGGAACAGTCATAACAAGGAGCAGTTAGTCTTTGAGCAGACTGAAACCTGTCCCACATGCGGACAGTCGATCCCGAAAGAGCAACTGGAAGAGGCCAGGGAGAAAGCGTTAGCTTCTTTCAATCTCTCAAAGTCTGAATACCTGGATGCCATCGTTGTTGAAGGCAAGGCTGTCAAAGAGAGAAATGATAGGCTGATTACTGAGAATGCTGAGACCGAGGGGGAGATTAAAGACCTGCAACAGAAGAAGTTGGATATCCTCGTCCAGATAGACCAGGCAAAGGTTGTAGTTTCAGCCATGGAGCAGAAGGAAAGCGACTATGAAACCACTGCAGAATACTTCGATCTCCAAAAAAGAAAGGGAACGATTGAGCAGCAGATAGTAGAACTCAGAGAAGCGAACTCTGGAGAAGCTGACAGGATCCGTGCTGAAATTGCAGAGATAGATACCAGTATTGCTAATGGTGAACAGCAACTAGCACAAGTGAAGCAGCGGGAGTCCGGGCTAAAGCGAATCGAGGAACTGAAGGCGCAGGAAAAGACGCTTGCTGCAGAATTCGAGAAGCTGGAGCAGGAACTGTATCTCACTGAGCAATTCGTAAGAACCAAAGTACACCTTCTTGAAAGCAAAATTAACAGCAAATTTACGCTAGCCCGGTTCAAGCTTTTTGACGAGCAGGTCAATGGAGCAATCGCTGAGTGCTGCGAAACCACATATCACGGTGCCCCTTATGCTACTGCATTGAGCAACTCGGAACGGATCAATGTCGGACTGGACATTATCAATACCCTGGCCGAGCATTTCAATTTCATGGCGCCGATCTGGGTTGATAACTGTGAAGCAGTGACCCGGCTTATTCCAACGAAAGGCCAACAGATAAAGCTCTATGTGAGCGAAGCAGACAAAGTATTGCGGAAGGAGGAAAACTAAAATGACAGAAAACGATAAAAAAACCACGGCGGTAGCAAAGCCTTATGATGTAGTTGTCGCGGTCACTAAAACTCTAAGGAAGTTCACTGATCAGAGAGAGCTAATTCTACCAGAGGATTATGCTATCGAGAATGCGCTGAAAGCAGCGTACCTTATCCTGCAGGAAACAGAGGATAAAAACCATGTTCCGGTTCTGGAGGCCTGCTCTAAGTCAAGTATCGCCAATGCACTGCTCGATATGGCTGTTCAAGGGCTTAACCCCGGAAAAGACCAGTGCTACTTCATAGCCTACGGAAAGAAGCTGATCTGCCAGAGATCATACTTTGGTACTATGGCTGTAGCAAAGAGGGTTGCCGGCGCCAAGGATATATGGGCTGAGGTTGTTTACAAAGGTGATGAGTTTGAGTATGAAATCACTCACAACAGAAAGAACATCACCAAGCATACTCAGCGTATTGATAACGTGGGCGCAAGTATTATGGCTGCCTATTGTGTTATCGAGTTTGAGAATGAGAAGCCGGATTACACGGAGATAATGACCATCGATCAGATCCATAAAGCATGGGATAAGTCAAAAATGAAAACGGAGGATCCTGGCTCGACTCATTCACAATTCCCCGATGAGATGTGCAAACGGACAGTGATAAACCGGGCCTGCAAGAAGTTCATCAATGCATCCTCGGACAGCAATCTATTCCTTGAGCATTTCAACCGGACTGATGAAGAGCGAGCTGAAGAAGAAGTGGCCGAGGATATAGCTGAGAAAGCCAATGGTGAGATTATCGATGTTGTGCCGGAAGAAGAAGTTGAAACTGAGATAGTCGAGAAAGAAGAGGCAGAGAAACCGGAGAAGCAGAAGGCAGAGGATAAAGCTACCCAACTTCAAGATAGCAAAGAGAAACAGAAGGCCTTAACCGGCCCGGGATTCTAGCTGCTATGGACATAAAGATACTGGCCTCGAGTTCAGCCGGCAACGCTTACTATGTTGTAGACGGTGACATGCCGTTGCTGCTCGAGGCCGGTATCCCTTTTTACCTTATTCAGCAGAGGTTGAATTTCAAGACTTCACAAATAGCCGGCTGTCTAGTATCACATGAGCATATGGACCATGCGCGGGCAACTAAAGATTTACTGAAAGCAGGGATAGACTGCTACATGACACAGGGAACGGCTGATGCGTTATCTTTCACCGGGCACCGGGTCCATATCATCAAATCGCTGAGTCAATTCAGAATCGGGATCTGGAAGATATTACCCTTCGGAACGATTCATGACGCAGCGGAGCCGGTCGGATTTCTGCTGGCAAACCAGGGCGACAAACTGTTATATGCCACTGACACAGAGTATATCCCGTACAGGTTTAAGGGATTAACGCATATTCTCGTAGAGTGCAATTACTCAATGGAGATTGTGAGGCGATTGAAGGCTGCCGGCGGATTAGACAGGGAGCTATGGCGCAGGATAATAAACTCACATATGAGCCTGGAAACGCTGGTTAGTTTTTTGAAGGCCAACGATCTCAGCCAGGTTAAAGAGATCTGGTTGTTGCATTTGAGTGACAACAACTCTGATGCTGCCATGTTCAAGCGGAAGATACAGGAGGTCACTGGCAAGGTCATACAGGTTGCAGGTAATAGAGGATGATATGAACCCATACTATAGCGATAAATACGTAACCATCTATAACTTGACAAGTCTACCGTTATGTGATAATATAACACTAAATGAGTGTACGGAGGTAGGCTTATGTCTAAGGAAGCAACTAGAAGATATAGAGCAAGGCAAAGGGGTGAGGATATTCCCAAGCGAAGCCCAGGGGCAAAGAAGGGATATAAACAAACCCCAGAACATATACAAAAACGAAAGCGATTTGGGGCAAACCACCACGCCTATAAGGGTGAGGATATTATTATCAAGTCTGGCAGAACACGAGCTTTGCGTAATTATCCCATCCGACCTTGTGAGAGATGTGGCAACCTCAAATCAGAGCGACATCACAAAGATGGCGATACTAGAAACAATAGCCCAGAAAATATCCAGTTTCTTTGCCGAAGATGTCATATGCTTGAGGATGGTAGGTTAGATGAACTTAGAAAAATCGCAAGAACTAACCAACCTAAAGCAGTGGCCGCCCGTTGGGATAAAGTGGTATTACAGTGATAAATATGTTGCCATAGCCCATGGAGATTGCAGGGAGATACTACCTTCCTTGCCACAGGTGGACTTGGTGCTGACTGACCCGCCTTACGGAGTTGGATTTAAGTATTCTATATATCAAGACACAGAGGCAAACTTCTTCGAAAATATAAAGCCAGTAATTGTAACTTGCATAGAAAACTATCAATCTACTGTGCTTTGTATGTCAATGAAAAGATTATTTGATATGCCACGACCTAAAAGTCTACTTTGTTGGGCGAAGCCAGGTAGTGTTAGAAGAAATCCTATGGGGGGTTTTTCTGAATGGGAACCAATTATGGTTTATGGAAAGGCAAGATATTGGAATGACTTTAAGTATCTGCCTGTCACTCTTAACTATTTAGATGGTCACACCCAATTCCCTTGTCCAAAGCCAATCAATTTGTTTATGTGGTTAGTTGGAGGCAATCTTTCTAAGCCGCAGTCTATCCTTGACCCATTTATGGGAAGCGGAACTACACTAGTAGCCTCAAAACAATTTTACCGCAAATCAATCGGCATCGAGATAGAGGAGAAGTATTGTGAGATTGCGGCTAAACGATGTAGCCAAGGAGTGTTGGAGTTATGAACCCTGAAGTGAAATTTCATAAAGCATTGCATGTATCCAGGTTACATATAACAGACCCGTACCACTATCTCAGTATAGGGGTTATATACGATGCCTTTGCCCGGCGTGATATTCAATTTCTTACAGGTAATAGCCCTGATTTAGATTATTGGTGCATGGCAGCCGGCATCGACACACAGGATTTGAGAAATAGAGCGGAGGTTTTCTTCCCTTCGAGGAGTTGAAACATGGCTAGACCACAAAAGCAGACAGTAGATTATTTCCCGCACCGGTGTAAGCATGGGAAAACCATGTTTATTATCGAAACTAATTACCCGGACTTCGGGTACCGCTTCTGGTTCAAGTTACTGGAAGTGCTGGGAGATACAGAGGGCCATTTTTTTTACTTTGATAAACCTGGAAACTGTGAGTATCTACAGGCGTATACAAGAACTACGAAAGACCAGGCCACAGGGATTTTATCTCTTCTTGCCAGCCTCGATGCAATAGATAAAGAGCTCTGGAATGAAAGACACATCATCTGGTCTGACAATTTTATTGACGGAATAAAGGATGTTTATAGAAAAAGAATAGAAAATATTCCGGTAAAACCTTTTTCTGACGTCGGAAACCACGCGGAAACTCCATCAGCTACAGGAGTTTCGGGCGTCGGAAATCCACAAAGTAAAGTAAAGGAAAGTAAAGTAAAGGAAAGTAAAGGAAATAATACTAATCCAAATAAATATATTTCAGGAAAATACGGACACCTGGTTAAACGATAAAAATTACACTGCAAAACTAAGAGAGAACAATGATATTGATATTGACTCTGAGAATGTTAAGAAAGCTCCGGAAGATATGGTATTACCAGGGTTTGCAGAAAGGCTATGAGCTTGGCCTGCAGCGGGCAAATATAGAGAAGCCTGCTGATGATTTAACCCTGGCAGAAGAGATTAACGAGATTCTCAACAAGAAGGGTTTTTAGGGCAGTTATTGGAGGGATAGAAATGACTGAATGTATAACAATACCATTTATGGCTGAGTTTGAAGAGAGAATGCTCACAGGTAAAAAGACTGCAACTACCAGAACTAAAAAATATGGTAATGGCGGTGATTTGTTTTCTGTTTTCAACTGTACCTTCCAGCTTACCAAAATATCCAAAGTCTATTTGAATGACGTGTGTACTACAGCATATAAGCAGGAAGGCTTTAATAGCCAGCCAGAGTTTATTGAGTGTTGGAAAAAGTTACATCCACGAAAGGGCTACGTGCCAGACCAGGAAGTTTGGTTTCATGAATTTAAGTTAGTGGAGGGAGTATGAAAGAGAAAGAGAAGGCTGAGAAGCTAAAGGACATTGCATTGAAGGTTATCGAATGGTTAGTGTCTGATGATTTCAGTGAGTCAATTTCGATGGATTTACTGGATAATAGAAAATTTAGCCAAAAAGATGCTCAGTCAATGGGCAGGAAGATAGCTACTATATATCGTTATTCACACTCTGTAAATCCGCATACGTGTTATGAGGTACACGATAATTGGAGGCAGGAATTGTTGGATAGTTACAAAACGATGAAACAGAAAGATGATGCCAAGAAAAAGGAGGTAACAGCAAAAGACGGAACAAAGTATCGCAACATTGGCGCATATATTGACTCAGGAACTTAATAACAGGAGGGTAAATAAGGATGAATATTGAAGCAAGAATAAGCGGAATGTGGTTCGCAAAATTGTATGGGAAACGATATAGAGGAGTATACCCGCCATATTTCTATCATTCAGATTTAGTTGTCGGACTGGTAAACCAAGTAGCGGTAAATGTCGCACAGAGGAGATGTCCAATAAATAGAACCTTCGATGTGGAGGTTCGAGTTGTATATCCAGATGGTACTGTAGTTGTTTTAACTCAGACTCTGAACGTGCGGAAATACCGTTCGGCTGGAACGATGGTAGGCTTATTGGGATTTGCAGTAGACGGGCAGTATAGATTTAGAGTGAGAATCAGAGAACATGGCGAGGATAAAGTATTACACCAAAGGTGGTACAAGAGAAAGTCCATACCGAAAAGAAAATAGAGGAGGTAACATGGAAAAGCCAACAATAGCCAGTGAAATAGTAACATTAGTAAAAGGAATAACTCCATACTTTATAGCGATTATCTTTGCTATTACAACCATGTTCTGTTTATTTGATGGCATTGAGTTGCCTAAGTGGTTTATAGCAATAGTTACCGCTACTGTGTCAGGTGGAGTAACGGGAGCAGTTGTCAGTAGGAAGGTAAGCAAATGAAGCTAGCACTAAACGATGAAATGAAAAACGCATTTACAGACCGAGAAAAACATGCACTCTATGAAGGGCTGATGATGCCGGTATCGTGGTTATTTCACAAGAGAATACCGCTTACAGAAGACCACTATGCCAGTATAGAGGATAGCCAGAATGAAACGCATTATGTGCAGCTGGGAGAAACGATCACTGTAGTTGGTGTTTTGGGAACTATAGCAATAGCCTGGCTGATCTGGAGGAAACATGCAAATAGGAATGGATAAACTGAAAGACCGGGTACTCTACTGCTGCGACTGCGGAAAGAGTTTCATATTCTCTTCCGGGGAACAGGCTTATTTCCAGAGTAAGAATCTGTCTCAGCCGAAGCGCTGCCCGGAGTGTAGGAAGAAGAGGAGAGAATCGATTGTCCCAGCACACTAGAAGCATAAGCACGATAGTAGTTACAGAACGCGATCTCCGGGAGCAGATCCGTGACCTCTGCAAGATTTTCGGCTGGCATATGTACTTTACCTGGACATCGATCCATAGTCCTCGAGGTTTTCCGGATCTGGTCCTGGCTAATGCTGAAAAACACCGGCTTATCTATGCAGAGCTGAAGAGCGACAAAGGAAAGCTCACTCCGAAGCAAGAAGAATGGATAGATTTACTCAGAGAGTGTGGCCAGGAGGTCTACCTGTGGCGTCCTGGAGACATCGAGCAGATAGCGGAGATATTGAGGCGGTAAACCAGGTATAATAGTCACATAGTCATCAGGAAATGAATGAAGGCAGGAATGATATCTGCCTTTTTTGTTGTCCTGATGGAAAGAGAGCTACATACTAAAAGGGAACTGAGATCTGCGCTGCGCCGTGCGCTTCTGTGGCGCGGGACCAGATTATCTACCCGACATGGGGAACTGACTACTCAGTTTGTAAAACACCTTGATGCTATACTGATAGCTTACAGGGATACAGGGGCAATCAATACCCGGGACCTGGCCATCTTCAATGCCAGGTATGATCAGGGGTTATCAGACTATGAGATAGCCCTGATATTTCACAGAAAGGTAAAGACGATCCGGAACATCCATTACCGGGTATTGTCTCAGCTGGTTGCAGAGAATGAGGCTCAACTGGCAGATGCTCTTTTTAGCTTTATTCGGGCAAACCACTTGACAAACTAGCTTTAGTATGCTAATTTCAAAATTATACTAGTTGTTGTGTGTCTGGGGATGAAGGTCGAGAAATCGGCCTTTTTTTATTGCCCAAGTTTCGGAGATTCTAATGGATGCGCTATTGGAGATTACAGCAGAGTTACGGAGAGCAACCAAAGCAATGGAGATAGCTGAGGACGAGTTGAGAGAATCACGATATAAAATCATGGCTAAAATCCGTACCAATGAAGAGCTAATGAAGGCAATGGACAAGGCTAACCAGGTACATATCGAAGAGGTAGACAATGAATGTTTAGGGGACTTGCAATGATACTAACTAAAAAACAAGAGCAGTTTACGCTTAATATATTTTCTGGTATGAGTCAGAGGGAAGCATATATAAAGGCTGGTTACTCCACTAATACCTCTGTAGCTATCATAGATAGCCATGCTTGTGAATTGGCTAAAAACAGTAAGGTTTTGGTAAGGCTTGCGGAACTTAGAGAGAAGGCCGAATCAGACAAAGTTATGTCGGTCAAGGAACGCAAAGAGCGCTTATCTGAGATTGCCAGGGCTAGGCTTACAGACTTTGTAGAATGCGGACTTGATGGTTCATTTATCAACATTGGATTAGAAAGCGCAAACAGTGCAGCTATCAAAGGTGTTAAGACAAGAACTGAGTATGACGAGCATGGCAACGAGAAGGGTAATGATAAGGTTGCAACCAAGACAACGGCAATCATTACAGATATAAGGTTACATAACCCCATCAACGCTATAGCAGAACTCAACAAGATGGAGAAGGTCTACGATACGGCCATTAATGTAAATGTGGATAATCGAAAGGTCGAGATAATTGTAGCATCTGATGATGCACAGAAGCTATTGACTGAAATATCTCAGGGGGTCCCACCTCATGCGGATGACAACGACTAGAATCTTTGAAGAGAATCTGAAAGCATATCAGGGTGGAAAGAGACGGGCACTTAATGAAGGGGGGACTGCATCCAGCAAAACTTGGAGTATTCTTCAGCTGCTGTATTATATAGCTCACGAGTCTACAGAACCTATCATAATCTCTGTAGTGAGCGAATCGTTGCCTCATCTTAAAAGAGGTGCGATAAGGGATTTCTTTAATATCATAGGGGAAGATCTTGATACTTGCTCTAACTATAGTAAGACTGAGAACGTATACAAGATAGGGAAAGCGTCAATAGAGTTTTTCGGGGCTGACCAATCGGACAAAGTGCGTGGGCCGCGACGTGACATACTATTCTTAAATGAAGCAAATAATGTACCTTTTGAGACGGCCCGGGGCTTGGATATCCGGACAAGTAAGTTTACCTTTGCCGACTGGAATCCGACAAGCGAATTTTGGGCGCATGAGTACTGGATAGGGGAGCCTGAAAATGCCTATATCCACAGCACTTATCAAGACGCTGAAGCAGTGCTGCCGGTAGAGGTAGTAGCCAACATTGAGAGCAACAGGGATAAGGACCCGAACTGGTGGAATGTTTATGGTCTAGGTTTGATAGGTAAAATCGAAGGTTTGGTCTATCCGTTGTTCCAGCAGATAGACAGGCTGCCGAAAGGCGATTATATCTATGGGCTTGACTTCGGGTTTTCGAGTGATCCGACAGTCCTGGTAAAGAACGTCATCATCGGTGACAACCTCTACAGCTATCAGATGTTCTACAACTATACCTCTATGACCAATGATGATATAGCCAGGGAGATGGATTTACTAAACGTATCTAAACATGATCCCATATATCCTGATCCTAATGAGCCGAAGAGCGCTGTGGAGCTGAGGCAGAAAGGTTTCAATATACAGGAAACTGAGAAAGGCGCTGGCAGCGTTAAATACGGAATCAAAAAGGTAAACTCCTATTACCAATACTGGACGAAGGATAGTCTTGATTGTATCAAAGAGCAGCGCAACTACCGGTATATCAGAAAGAGAGAACCTAACACTGGGCGGGAATACCTTAGCGATGATACAACACATCAATACAGTCATGGAATGGATGCCAGGAGATATGGAGTTGCGACATACAAGCCAGTGTTAAGCAGTACAGTTCCTGTCTGGCGGTACTAAAATGGCAGATTGTGAAGTATTAGAAGCCAAGCTCAAGGCGTTGGAAAAGCATGTGCATTTCAAGTTTGAAGCCAATGAGAAAGCGTTGGGTATACAAGCTAAGGAATATGAGCGAAGGCTTGAAGCACTTAATGGAGAAGC